TCGTATCCTTGAACCTATATATTGTCGCGCCGATTGTGATGGTATTGCCATCGGCGGGAATAGTGTCAATCGTCAGCGTTCCCTGAGCCTTAACGTTCGGGGCCATTAAGGCTGCCGCAAAGAAGTCATCGAACGTATTGCAGCTTAACTCGAAGTTTATATCGCCTGATGTCTTGACGCTGTTTCGGATAATGCCAGCGGTCTGCCGGTCGGAGCGTATTTCGTTCGACTGCATCGTGCCCTGGTCACGCTTGAGGCTTTCGCCCGTCAGCCTTATTATCTGGAGCGGCGAGCCGGACTTCTGGACTCCATAAAAATCCTCTGCGATATACGCAAGTTTTACCCTTGATATGTCAGCTATTGCCATTTTATTTACCCTTCAAAAATAGTTTTTAGTTATGAGTCATTAGTTTTGAATTATCCTATGATGTCCGACTGAAAGGGACATTCTACGTTAACCTGCCATTCCGACCCTAACCGGCCCAGTGACCTTACCGATGGTGATTTGAATAAGACGCCGCTAATGCTAACGCCCCTAAATGCATCGGCGATATTGTCGGCCATAGCCAAAATATCCTTGTCGCCGTCCCCTATCGGGCAAAACAGTTGGGCATATATTATGCCGACGACCCTGAATATATTTGAGCCAGGACTTCCGATGGAAGTCTGGCTCGTACTGCCCTCTTTAATCGTCAATCTGCACCAAAGAATATTATCAGGATTACTCAGTTCCTCATTGTCGTACTGCGTAGTCAGCGTATGGACGTCCGCTATGAGCGTCTTGAACCGCGTGCGAATAATATTGTGTATTTCCTCTTGGGTCATTATATGTTCACCTTCTCGAACATCAGAAGAAGCTCCTGTACCGTTATTGCCAGCATGCCCTCAGGCGCTTGTTTGCTCCATCTATCCTCAAGGAGCTCGATATAGTCCACGTTATTGCTAATCCAGACGACCTGGTACGGCGGCAGGCTTGCTATGACGGCAAGCCCCTTGTCAATGACCACCTGGTCTTCAGGCCGAATAGGAGGACGTTCCGTATGCCTTTCGCCTTTCTTGGCGGTGGATTTCTGCCGTTCGCCTACCTGCCCTTCTGCCGGACTGCCGATTGTCGTCTGCCAGTTGAATCGGGCATAGCCGGTATCGACCGGAGTTTTTTCTATCAACCGCATTAGAGCATAAAAGACAATTTTCCTTTGCAGGTCCGTCACCTTGTCAGGCACGGTCTTCGCGAAGGCGTCTATCTCAGTGTTAAATTGTGATATGTTTGAACTCATTTTTTCCTATGTTTGTATTTTATCTTAGCTGTTGCCCAATACGCTTTTCCGGCAACTGCCGACGGATTGCTTGCCCCGCCCTTCTTTGCAGAAGCAACAATCTTCTTAAACGTCGAAGACTTCATAATGCTGCCCCTCGGTTTTTTTGCTCGCCATTTCAATAGTTTTTTGCTTATCTTTGCCATTTTTATTTACCCCTATATCCGCTTGCATAGGCAGCTCGGCCCTGCCTGGCGGCCTTTTTTTTAGCGTTTTTTCCTCGATAGATTTTCCCATGAGAACCCCATCTATATCCACCTTTGACTTTATGTACCGGCAATTTTTATCTCCTTAACTGGAACAAATAGAGGACAATCCATTCGCTCGCATAAATCGGCGATACCCTTACGATTGTCCAAATATCGGAGCCTATAGTAACCTTCATTCCTTTTTCCAACGTGAACTCAATGTCCTTTGCCGGTATGCCGCTTAGCATATCGCCAGCTTGAATTAGGTCGCCATCAACGTACTTTAGCTCGACCTGGTAGGGCGGCATGACCTGCTTTGAGTATTGAACTGCATCGCCCCTGGAATTAACGCCGGTCTCGGGGGCATAGACCGCATCGGGATAGACCCAGAAAGTTACCGTCTTGTGGAACTCCTCGATAATCTCCACGACATCATCGAGCATCTCAAGGTCGAACTCGGTAGCCGTTCCTGTCCCGACCGGGGCCGTGGGCGACTCCACGTATTCGAGCGCCCCGCCCGTCATTAAAGCTATTAGGTCTTTTCCGCGAATCATAGTATATTCACCATCTTATAAGGCGTTGTCTCGCTCGGCGTTATCTCGGCGATTACCGTAGTCTTGTCATCCGGATCTAATATTTGGAAGGTGCTGGTCGTTCCTGCCTTAAGCCTCCAGTTGCCAGAGCTCCAGGCTGCGTGCAGCCTCATTATCTTGCCGAAGGTGAATGTTCCGCCAGCCGTGACTCCCGTGCTTGCCATTAGGGCGGTAACGACATCGGCGGCTGCAACCTCGCTGATAGTTCCGACCCGGAATACTCCAAAAGTAACGGCAGAACCATTTTCATAAAACAATCCGGCATAAGCACCAATAGTTGCAAAATCATAATCGAGGTAATAAAGGCCAAGTTCAATCTCCGTGAAGGTCTGCAATACGCTTTTGACAAGGGTGGGACTCCAAAAGTAGGCGGTGACAGTCTTGCCGGCGGCAAAGTTATTTGCCTTATAATACAATCTATTGACCCCTGTATTGTAAGACATTTTTATTGTTCCCTTTTTAGTATGAGCAAGCCCGCTATGGATTCGTCGGCTTTTGCCAGCACCTTCCATTTAGAAAAATACTTGTCAATCCAGACCTTGTCTTCTTTTCGCTTATAGTCGTGACAGGCGACAATAGATATTTTGCTTTCGGCAACGGCCTTATAGGAAGGCTCCCTGTTTTCGCCGCCGAATGGTCCATCTATCAAGGCCATATCATAATCAGCAAGTGACGGGGGATATAAGCCGTTCCATAAAATAAAAGTTGATTTACTGACAAGCCGCTTGATTTTTTCCAGGTGGATGGGGTCTGTTTCGTAGGAATGGACCTCAATGCCAAGTCTGTCCATAAGCTGGGTAGAGACGCCTGAACCGAACTCAACGACCTTCTTTATATTTTTCTCTTTCAATACGTCACGGAGTACTACCCAGTCGGTCGGGTCTATCGACCAGCCGCTCCATTCAATCGGCAGACATTCCGAATCCCTTTTTTGCACTAATATCTCATTGCAAAGATTAAGCATTACCTTGCCCATATTTTCAAAGCCGAATTCTTTTTCTGCCGTCTTTCTGGCTGCCGCTTTCATTTCCTTGCGGTTTATTTTCAGTGCTGTCCAGCAGCGATTGATTTGATGGGCAAATGCCTCCTGGTTGTTCACGTCGGCGGTATATTCCGAATAAGGACAGCTGGACCCTGCTACAATAGGCAAGCCCGATGCCAAAGACTCCCTGATGACGCGGGTAGCAATTTTGTGAGGCGTAACAAGCATATCGGCAGTCCGATAAACCTGGTCCATAAATGGGACCATCACATTGGCCTCACCCACTACGCCGGCGGCCCTGAGCCGCTCGGCATATTGGCTCGTAAATCCCTTGCCTGCCGGCGGAAGTCCGAATATATGCACCTTTGTCCCCTGCACGTATTTCTCCCTGAATAAAGCAGCCGCCACGATGGCGTTGAATGGCGTGATATCCTCGCGCCAGAGGTCGGCAACCAGGATATTGGGGCATCCACTCCATTTGTCGAACGAATATTTCTCGCCGTCTGGACTGTATTTTTTCAGGTCAACAACCGGCGGTATGTAATCAATTTTTCTTTTCGGCATAATTAATGACCAGAAAAGCTGATGCTCCTTCCAAAACGAAATATACGCCGCATATTTACTATCCGTCTCATGATTGCACATTATCGACATCACAGGTGACTTATTGTAATGTTCGAGCATGAATGAATATTCCGGCCTGCCGTGCATCGCCATAATCATGGGTATGCCTACCTTGGCAATCGGCTCGACAATCATCGAGTGGCGGACAAGTATATCTGCGTTTTTGTATGCCCAGTCAGGAGATATGCTCACGATGTCACCGTCGACCAGGCCGACCTTGCTATAAATATTGCCGTCGGCATCCGTCCCGTAGTCGACAAACTCGGCTTCAATGCCCTGCATCCGCTCGGCACGAATCATATCCGCAACCGTGGCATACATCCCCGACTGGTTCGGGCTGAATACGGAAAAATGAGCAATCCTCATTTTCAATCCTTTCTAACTCACCATCGCGGGCGAAGCGCCGGCGGCTGCCGCGGAGGCGTAATTATTTGCGCTTGCCGCATATCCGGCTGCAGAGGTCGCTTTGCCAAGTGCGGATGCGGCCTTTCCTAACGCCGAATTAGCCTTTCCAAGGGCCGATGTTGCGGCATTTCCTGCGACTACGGCGGCAGATTTCGCATCGCTAATCTCATCATCAGTTGCAGCAGTCGCGGCATAACCAGCAGCGGCGGCGGCCTGAGCCAAAGCAGATGTTGCCTTGCCTAAAGCAGAGGTTGCCTTGCCGCTTGCGACCGCTGCGGCGGCGTTAGCTGATGTCGCGGCATTCAGAGCTGACGTTGCCTTTCCTCCTGCCACTACTGCGGCGGACTTGGCATCGCTCACAGCGTCGCCAACGGCATCAATGTTATGCCCGCAGACCTCGTAAGTCTTGGACACCAAACCGTCCCCGTTCTTGTCCTGAATACAGACCGTCCACTTGCCCTCGGCATCCGGCGTGAAGTATCCGAGATAACGCCCTCCCGCCTTCTCGTTCGCCGCAAGAGCAGACTTCAAAACGGACTGCTTCGCCGTGTCCGAGGCATTGCCCTCATCATATATTTTGCATACCGGGGCAGCGGCGGCCAGTCCTCCTATCGCCTGATATGTCAACTTAATTATTTCACCTGATTTGTAAATTCCCTGTGCCATTATAAAATCTCCTTAAAAAATTAATTTATGCTCGCCATTTCCTGAATATTTAGCGTAGTTCCGAACATATCATCATAAGATTTCGCATCCAAAACCTGAAAATCGAACCGGCAGGGCAAAGCGCCCGCCGAATAACAGACTACCGTAAGGTTTCCGATTGTATTAGTATCAGTCGTACTTAATTCGCAGTTATAATAACCATCAATGTCACCTGCTGCATCATGGACTGGTACTGTCGCATTATTCTTATTCGCAAGTGCCTGACCATTTTTCGATAGTTCGACATCAATCGTCAAGCCTGTCTCGGCGGACTTGCCGTCCGTATCATCCACGAATGGGCCGATGAGTATATCAACTGCCGTACTTTGTCTTAAAAATCCGCCAAATGCCATTTATAGACCTCCTGCTTGTTGATAATGATGTATAAATACCGGAATTTTAGGCCCTGCTATAATTGATGCCGCCCATAATTCAATCGGCTCTGGGTCGAACATGCAAAACGGTTTACGATAAAGCTGGGCGATTTCAGAGGCGGATAATGCACGATTATACATCATGCCATGAGAGATAATACCTTCAAAATTTTCTCCAGCTATACCATACTTTGATATTGTTCCAATACTAAATGCATCATCGTCATCAGCTCTTGCAGCAAGAGCACCAGTACAAGCACCTGACCCGACAACAACTCCATTTTGATATAGTGTTGCAACTGCCCCATTCCACGAATATGCAAAGCAATACCATTGTCCTGAAGTAATTGTAGCGGATGAATCAACCTCAGTAACGGCATTATGTTTATAACGAAATCGGCTTCCGTCTCGGAGATATAAACGTGTAGTATAATAATCACTAAATAAATACCTAAATTCTAATGCCTCCGGTTTACACCATATCATTCCAGAAGCAGACGTAAGCGAACCCAACTCTAAAAGAGTATTAACCCGATCATTATTTCCGGCTCCACCAACAAGACTCAACGCTGAACCAAATTTGCCCGAAACAAAATGAGCACCACCAACAAGATTCCCAACATTATTATTCCCACTCAGGTCATAGACCTTATTCCCGCTGCCTTCGTTCATCAGCCAACAACCGACAAGACCTTTGGACAGAGGATGACCCATATTCAAGGGCGTGCCTAACGGCGGTTTGAAATTAAAATACTTCATTTTTAAGTATCCGTACCACAGGCAACCAGAAACGCAATCTCGCAATGGGCGATAGTCGCCGTATCTTCGATAAATATTTTCCTGCCGATGTGGTCGAGCTTACCTGTCACTGGATTCGTAACGCCCAGATTTGTCTGGCCTGCAAGATTGGAATATCCATTATGAATCATATCAGACTTCACACCTGTTCCAATCGGACCTGTAAATGGCTGCAAATCCGTCCACTCATCAAGACCTGATTTCTTCTTGACCTGAACTCGCACCTCAAGGCCAGCCGTTACTGCCGTTGTAGATGACAAGGCAATATCTATATGAAGTCCTGCCGTTATAGCCGCCGAAACATCGGCCTCCGCACTCTCCAGAATGGCAGGGGAAGTCACCGTACTCCATTCCATGACCTGAGTATTCTGGGTCTTTGTCGGAACGCCAGAGGCAAGACTCGTTGTCTTTGATAGATTTACTCGACAATGGTATTTCGCCGATGCCGTTGCTTCAGCAGCGTTAAAAATCACTCTTGCTGCCGAAATATCAGTAGGCAGTGGATAGTAATAGTTTTTGACGACCTCGTTGCCCTGTCCGCCGCCGTCAAGCGTCCAAATATCCGCCGTATCCGGCTTGTCAAACAAAATCCCATCCAGCACGGTTATCATATCTACAGCCATATTATGTCACTCCTGAAATATTGAGGTTTGTCTGGATTCCTGTTACCACAGTTGCAAGTTTGGCATTTGTCTTTAAGGCTTGTTCCCGAACATATTGGTCAACTACAGCTTGCATTTGAGCGAGAATATTTGCCGACCATCTTGCAAGCCTCTGGTCGATAGTCAAATCTGCTCTGGCTTCATAATTTGCGGTAAAGTTCTGATTGATAAGATCGACTGCATCTCGTTTGATAATCAGATTGACCGTACCGAATAATAATTTTTGATTAAAAACTTCGCTGCCCTCAATCACCGATACAAACGTTACTTCTTTCGTAATTGCCATAATTTATCCTCTTTCCAAAGTCCCGCTTGTGAGCAACGGCCTCATAAGTTTCTCGATGAGCGGGTATGATTTTATATTCGATGAGCCGCCGACATATACGACCGTCTTTGATATTGGCCCAACCGTAACGGACTTGCTCTTTATGTCCCCCGGCTTTGTAATGTCATCAAGCAGGGTATCGCCCTCGATTATCTTAAGCGCAAGTTCTGCTGTAGCGTCCTTTAATTGCTGAGGCAAAGCATCTGAATCATAATAGGCTGTTGCATAGCAATCATTCTTTTCCGCCCATATACGCGGCCAGGCAAGGGCCTGCGAGTCCGTATAAATGCTGCCCTTCCAGAGGTTGTAATATTTAGCGTCAAGATACTGCGTAGCCAGCCTAAGAGCCTTCTCTTTGTCCGCCTGTGCAGCACTGGTCCATGTAGTGGAGCCGCTATGGTTCTCGTGGTAAGTATTGGCGTCCGTCAGGGATAGGTAACTGTTGGCGTTTGATAGTCCAGCGCCCGTCTCTACTATAAAAGTGGCTGCCATAATATCTCCGGTTAATTAGTTTAATGGCCTGTAATAGAGGACAACATCGACCTCACTAAGGTCATAATGACCTGCATGGGTTTCCGTCACCGTCGCTGCGGGAATGACATCCGGCTTGCCCGGCGTAGTCTCTGTGGCAGTTATAATTACGGGGA